TTGCTCCAAGCCGTGTTTGCCTGTGACGCTCGCGACCGCGTTCCCCTGATGGAACGGTTCATCGACGTGATGCGCGCCGGGCAGCCGACCACCGGTTTCGGGCCGATCATGGCCGAGGCTCGGGAATGGGCGGTTTGGGCCACCCGCGCCGAGCTAAAAGCCTATGCCCTCGCCGCCTGTGAGGCGATGAACGGTCGAGACCAAGCCGCCTTCCTCGGGCATCTCGACCGGAGGGCGGCGGCATGAACACCATTCGCGCATCCCGCCTCGGCACCCTCTACGGCATCCGGGGCGCTACAGCCGCCACGCTGGCCCTGATCATCTGGGGGGCTGGCGATGAATAGGCAGCTTTCCGTGGACGAATTGCTCTGGTCATGGCCGACCGTCTGCAAGGCGGCATCGAACGACTGGGCCAAGGGCTTCGCTCTGTCGATCATGCGGCAGTCCAAGCGCCGCAACTGGCAACCCAGCCCAAAGCAACACGCCCTGATGAACCGCATGGTGAATGAGGTTTACCAGCATCGCGGCGACTTCGACGGCTGCGACGACTTCGATCTGATCGATCGGGGTGACGCATGATTTGCAAGGACGCATCGAAGTTGACCCGCGAGGCGCTCGAGGACGATTGGGTCGGGTTGCATGAGTTGGTGGCCGAACTGCCCGCTGGCGCGCGGACGGATCGCCACGAAATCGAGAACCTGAAAGCCCAGATGCCCGAGGCGGCGAGACCGAGCGGACCGTGGGCCTGTCTCTGGCTGCGGCCCGTATCGTGGCCCGGTATCGCGGCGTCCGTGCCTGCCAGCCCGAGGCGACCCCATGACGGCGACGGCGGTCAAGGCAAAAGCGCGGGCTGGATCTGGTCCCAATGCCCGGAAATCGGTCGGGGCGGGGGACCGGCGCCTAAGTGTTGCGCTCTCTCTTCCGGCCCCAAACATGGCCGATCAGGCGATTGCATTTCTGGAAACCCTGAAAATTCCGGAGGGGAAAATGGCCGGTCAACCGCTCAAGCTGGCCGGATTTAAGCGCCAATTCGTTTGCGGCTCTCTGGGCGACGGCGTGATGGTGGCCTGCCTGTCAATCGGACGCGGAAACGCCAAGACCGCTCTGTCTGCCGGGCTGGCGCTCGGCGCGCTCAAGGGCGTCTGGGACGATCAGCCGAAACGCGAGATCCTGTTCGCTGCGCGGAACCGCGATCAGGCCAAGACCGCGTTTCAGTTTCTGGTCGGTTTCATCGAAGGGCTGCCCGAGGATGAACAAGAGCAATTCCTGATCCGGCGCGGCTCCAAGCTGGAAGTCGAATATTCCGGCAATGGCGGCGGGCTGGCGCGCTGTATCGCGGCTGACGGCAAGTCGACTTGTATCCTCGGCGTGGATCCTGGCGGCAGCCGGTCCATGTCGGCGGCGGCGCTCTACTGGCCCGAAACCGGGTGTCTGGAAGCCTTGGGCACCTTCCCCAGCAATCCCGGCCTTGCGGATCGCGGCGCGGCTGACAGCGTGTCGGGGCGCTATGTCGAGATGGCCGAGCGTGGCGAACTGATCACGATGGGCGATGCGACCGTTCCGCCCGGCCCTTGGCTGGCCGAGATCGTGCGGCAACTGGACGGGGCCGAGGTGGCCTGTGTCGTGGGCGACCGGTTCCGCCATGCCGAATTTGTCGAGGCGATGGAGAAAGCCGGGTTGTCCCGCGTCCCGTTCATCTGGCGCGGCTTCGGATGGAAGGACGGCAGCGAGGACGTGGAACGCTTTCGGCGGGCGCTGTTCGACGGCGAGGTGAAGGTTTCCCCGTCGCTGCTGCTGCGCTCGGCTTTCTCCGATGCCATCGTCCTGCATGACCCGGCCAACAACGCCAAGCTGGCGAAGGCGCGATCCCTCGGCCGCATCGACGCTGCTGCGGCAACGCTGCTGGCCGTCGCGCAGGGGCAGCGCATGAAGGCGGCTCCGACGCGGAAAGCGAGGGTCGCATGGGCATGATGCGTCAGTATCACCGGCATTCAAAGCGCGTGACCTCAACCCGGCGCTGGCAGGTTCTGCGGCATGTCGTTCTGGAACGCGACGGCTGGGCCTGCGTCGATTGCGGGCAGACGCGCGGCAGGCTGGAAATCGACCATATCCAGCCGGTGCGGACGCGCCCCGATCTGGGCTTCGACCCGGCCAATTGTGCGACCCGCTGCCCGTCCTGCCACACGAAAAAGACCCGGATCGAGTGCGGGCATTCCGCGCCGATCATCACCCCCGAGCGTCAAGCCTGGGGCAAAGCTGTTGCCGAACTGGCGACAAATCCCAACCCGGCAACATGAGGTAATGACATGCTGGATTCTGTGAAAATCGCCCGTCGCCAGTCGGAAATCCGGCAGGCGCTGGCGGAACTGGTGGGCAAGGACAAGCCGACCGAGGACGAAACGCGGTCCATGAGCGACAGGGATCAGGAATATCGGACCAACGAAACCCGTTATCGTGCGGCCCTGACTGCCGAGGATCAGGAACGGCGCGAGGCCGGGGCCGATCTGGAAACCCGTTCGGACCGGGAATGGTCCGATCTGGTCGGGCGCTTCGAGCTGCGTCAGGTGGCTTTCGCCCTCGATGAAGGCCGGGCGCTGAACGGGGCGACGAAAGAGATCGTCGAGGAACTGCGCAACGCGGGCGGCTATCAGGGCATCCCTGTTCCTTTCGCCGCGCTTGAAACTCGCGCGGGCGAGACTGTCGCGGTTGATGTGCCGAACCCCAAGACGATCCGCCCGATCATCGACCGGATCTTTCCCGGCAGCGTTGCCGAGCGGTTGGGCGTCCAGCGCATCAACATCACCTCGGGCGAACTGGCCTTTCCCGTCGCCACGGCGGGCGCGATCTTCGGCTGGCAGACCAATGAACTCGCCAATGTCGGCGCGGCTTCGGAATATCAGACCGCCGAGCGCAGCCTGAACCCCGATCATACCGGCGGCGCGCAGATGGTGATCAGCCGCAAGGCTCTGAAGCAGGCAGGCGAAGGTCTGGAGGCTGCAATCCGGCGCGATCTGAACGCGGTGCTCGGCACCGAATTTGATCGGGTTGTGATCAACGGCAGCGGCGCGGCGGGCGAGCCTCTGGGCTTCATCCCCGGCGCGGCGACCTACGGCATCACCGAGACTGCCGTTGGCGCGACGGCAACCTGGGCGGCATTCCGCGCCGAAGTCGTGGCCTTCATGCAGGCCAACGCGATCACCTCGGCCAGCCAAGTGAACCTGGGCTTTGACCCGGCGATCTGGGCGGCTCTGGATGATGCGTTGATCAGCGGCACGGCTGTGAGCGAATGGGACCGCCTGACCAAGCATGTCGGAACCCCGGCGATCAGCAACGTGATCCCCGGTGAAACGGCGATCATGACGGCCAACGTGCAGGGTCCTGACCGGGCTTGTCACCGCGGACTTCACTGTCCCGCGCGGTTTGCAAACCCGCATCCTGACCGGCATCGGTGAACCCTGATGCTGTGGGGCGGCAATCTCGGGGCGCTGGAACTGCGCAGCGAGGGCGGGGCAACCCGCCTTCGGGCGACGTTCCCCTATGGAGCCGAAACCGAACTGGCACCGGGGCGGCGCGAGGTTATCGCCTCTCGGGCATTCGCGGACCGGATCGAGGCGGGCGAGGATATTCACCTGCTGTCCGGTCACGATTACAACAAGCCCCTCGCCTCTCGGGCGGCGGGCAATCTCACCCTGGCCGATGGCGACGACGCGCTG